ATTCCATGATGATGGAAATGCCACAAAACATGCTTCTAGTTTACCATTGTGCATGATAACTACATCATCTTCAATTACCATACCTAATTGTTTTACATCATCACATTCAGTAAATAATTGATAATCATCATGTTGATTAAATAATCCTAAACTTGCAGCTGTCTTTTCAACTAGTTTTTCTTTTTGTGCAACTTCTGTTTCAAACCAAATGTTATCACCTAGATTATTTAACTCAATTAGTTTTTGATTTTGTATTTCTAGGTCGGTTTCATTTGCATTGAACTTTGGGTTTTCACAAATATTGAAAACTGGTTTCATGTCAAAGGGATTTCTAATTACATGTTCAAACATTTTTTTTAGATTCTTCTTCTTCCTTAAATCTTTTTCTCTCTAGGCTACTCATCATTATTAGAACTACAATCATGGATACAATTGCAATAAAGTAAATCATTAAATCTGGTATGTAAAAACTCATGATATATCTTTGACCTCTTGCACTACACATTTAGGAATGATAGTAGAATTACCACAATCATCAATCGTGCCATCTTCTTTGAAATTAAAATCACTAACTAATCTAATGACTTCATCATCCTCATCACTAACTAAAAAACCTGTACTCAAACATCTAGGTAAAGATTCTTCTTTTACATCTTCTATACTTCGCCATGCACTATCAGATGTTATGTCAATCCAATATACATGTACAAATTTATATGGTATCTTTTTAATCTTACTCATAATGTAATACCTATTATGGTGTTCATATCGACTCTATGATGAGGTCGAGAGAGAGTGAGTCGACATGAACTGGAATTTTTTTACTATCCTCATCATTTAAACCATTCTAACAGGTTTAACAGGAATTGTCAAGTACTTTATACTCCAGAAGCACTTCCTGGCGCTTGTGGATATTTTGGTGCTTCTTCAATCATGAAATTTTCATCCCATTTGAAAGCCTCTCTTACTACATCTTTCGATAAACCTTTATATACTTGATGTAATTTTTTATCTTTTGCATCACACAATAATTGTGCTTCACTTTCATGAAGGCCTTCACACATTTGAATAAACATGTTTTCTTTTTGATGTTGTGATGTTTCATTATCTGCACCTTTAATAAAGTGGTATAATTTTCTTGCTTCACTTTGAAGAACAGTATGTTCTGTTCCCATAGGGGCATCATTTTTTGTGTATGGTACTTCACCTTGTGGTATGACCCATTCTATTTTTGGGTCAAAAGATGCTTTCAATACCATTCTTAATGAACTGTTATCATTCACTATGAGTATTGCTACCTTTTCTGATTTTGTTTTTGCTTTGTGTACTTTATCAAGTACTTCTGAAAACAATAGTGTTACGCCATTTTCCATTTTAAAATTCTCCAATTTGTTCAGTTAAACTTTTCAGTCTTTTATCCATAAAGTAATTTAATAATTTACTTCTGTCGCCACAAGTGGCACCTTTGAAATCATCTAGAATACATTGTTCTAATTCCTCTGGTATATTATCCAAATTAATTAAAGCATCATTCCTTTGAAAATTTCTTTTCAACTCATCATTTAAATCATCAATGTCTTGAGCTAATATACTATTCATCTTTTTAATAGTTAAAGGTCTTTGCCTCAAACCATCTGTAAAAGTATGGTCTGGCGATAATACATTTGGTACACCATCTGATTTATCACCTTTTAGTATATGTTCTTTTATATAGACAACTGGATTAACCCCATTTACATGTTTTTTAGTAATTGGACTATATTGTCTTACATTCTCATATTTATGCAACTGTATGAAGTCTTTATCACCAGATACAATCATGATTTTTTCACTTTGATAATGCTTACATACTATTGCAATTACATCATCTGCTTCTGCCCCATAAGTTTCTACAACTTTATAGGGAAGAAATTCTTTTATCTCATCTTTAATCTGATTCAGAACTCCGAAGATACTATCCCAATCTTTATCATCTGATTCTCTACCTTTTTTACGATTCGCTTTATACTGTGGAAATAATTGTTTACGCCAATATGCCCTTGAATCATAAGTGAGAACTACTTCACCAAAGTCCTCGTTAAACATTGTTCGATACATTCTTACAGAATTTAATATCATATGTCTAACCATTTCATCATCCAATTCGCCATCGTTCATGTGCAAATGCATCATTAAAGATGCTAAAGAGATTTGATTCATGTCTACTAATATCATATTAAATTCCTAGTTTAGAAAGGGTGACCCGAAAGTCACCCCACTAATTCTTAAATAATTAAGAAGCGAATGAAACTCCTGTTCCATAAAGTGCTTTGATTCCAGCAGCGATAATTGTTTTATCTGCTCTGCCGTTCATAAGTAATTCACCTACACCAGCGTTAATAATTGCTTGTGTTGGTTCACCCATACGATATGAAGTACCACTAACAGTTTTGTTAGTATAAATCATATAACCTTGACTTCTTAATTTATCTACCATCGCTTGTGGCGAAGTTAAGTCAAATGTTGTTCTTAATTGTTTCCATGTAATTACATCACCTCTTTCGAATGAATTAATTACTCTTTGTGTTTTTGATAGTTTCTTTCTACCCATGTTATAATCTCCTATGATTATTATTGTTTATAACTAATTTTATGCCTCGTATAGTTATATCGGCAACTACATTATTGTAATTCGTTTTAATCCTTATCTTTGTCTTCATCATCTTTATCTTTCCACTCAGATATTTCTGTTGGGTCTGTTTGTAATTCTAAGTCTGATTCAAATGCTATCTCTGTTTGATTATCATCTTTAATATCTTCTGCCATGTCAACTAATTCTGCTAGTAGAGGTGCATCAAATTTTGAATAAAATACATCTGTACCATCTTCTGATTGAGCAGGTGATGGTGCCATTATATTATCAAGTAATCCTTGTACAATATGTGGCAATTTTTCTTGTCTTGATAAAACACCTTTAACTGTTTCTGATAAAAATCCAATGTCTAAACTAAATCTTTCATCTGTAATATCGTAACCATATTCACTAATAGTATGAATTAATTGTATCATAATTTTTTCAGTTATGACTTCGATTCTGTCAAGTTTGTCTTGCATCATCTTGTGAGTATTATTTTTATCTAAAGCTTTGTCTATCTTTTTCTTAGCCCACTCACCATTGTTTTCTATTGGTTTATCGCCCCAAGGCCCAACAACTACATTATCTTTTTCATCTGTCATGATATAATCTTTTTCTCGACTGGTACAATTGCACCGATATAATTTAAATAGTTATCTCTAATATCTGCCTTAGGTTCATTGACTGTTATTATATTTTCTTCTTTAATATCAAATTCATCATTCTCTGCAAATGGTATAAAAGGTGAAAAGTATAATTTACTCTCTTGACTTGCACCTGGATTCTGCCCCATTGGTATCAATACAAAAGGTTTCTTTACTGTAGTGACTGTTTTAGCATTATCTTCATAATCTTGATTAGTCACTTCTGCTACAATGTCCTCACCTGTAGTAAGGCGTAATAATTTTACATCTGTCATATTTTATCTTCCTGTTTTCTTTCTATAATTTTTATTGTAATTGTGTACCCCTGGCGTTTCTCTAAGTTTTCTTAACCACCTTTGTTTGCCAGCAGCTTTTGATAATCTTTTCTTTTCACTTTTCTTTATGAAATGTTGTCTTTCTCTTGCCTCATTTAAAATATCTGCTTTAAGAATTTTCTTTTTAAATATTCGTAATGCTTTAGTGATATCATCACCATGAACTTTTACACCTAAACCAGATGCTTTTTCTTCTGGTGGTTTCTTTTTAAAAGTTTTCTTTTGGTCGTAATTACGAACTTGAAAATTTTGTCTTGGTTTACTCGAACTTCCTTTCATTAAATCCTCTCTTTATATAATTGTTCTGTCATTTGATAAACGACTGCCAAAGCATCATACTTATTATCAAATCCTAACATACCTAATATATCAAGATTATTATCTAAAATTTCTAATGCATCATCTTCTGAAATATCACCACCTATTAATTTATTAGCGGTCACATTTAGAATATTTTCTGCATCACCCATATACATATCTTTTACTGCACCCATATTATACCTCTATTAATTTACCGATTAATTTCCAATCTTCTTTATGCATGTGATGTTCTGTTTCTTTTTCTAAGAACGCCACTGCTTCTTTCTCAGTCTTAAATGTCTTATCAAATTTACTGTTAAGAATTCTTGGTTTTGCTAAAAATCTCATTACGCTACCTCTAACATTGACATTGGTACAGAATATAATCTACCATTTATGTCTACTTGACATTTATTAATTTTAATTTTTGTGATTGTACCCATCTCTCTTTTAGTCTTTTGCACAATATAAACATCCATACCCACTTTAAGTGTGGATTTAGCAGTCATTACTTGTACATCACGAACAAACTCAGTCAAGTTGTTTAACTCGCTAAGATTCATACCCATTATTTCTTTTCTTATACTCTCTTTCATATTAGACCTCTCATGTCTTTTTTAGTTTATATGTACCATTATACAGGACTGAACAGGTATTGTCAACCCCTAATTTAACTATTTTTAATCTTTTTTTTTTATTCATTGTGTACATCATACCAGCCTGGGCAAGTATTGTCAAGTATTATTTTAGGGGGGTCTAAATGAGAATGATTATCATTTAGGTTTGTAGATTGTGATGAGTTCTTCTTTTCCTTTGACTTTGATTTTATCAACTTCTACAGATTTGATGGTTTTGAGTTTTTCCATAGTATAGGAAGAATATAATGTGGATACGATACCACCATCTTCAGTCTTATAGTTTCTTGTGGTTGCCTCTAGTCTAGCTGCCAGATTGACGGCATCTCCAATGACTGAATAATCGAATCTAGTATCACTACCCATATTACCAACTATGCATGTACCTGTATTGACACCAGAACCTATGTTGATATCTGGTAGTCCTCTTTCTTTGAAATCTTGTTTTAGTCTTTCTGTTTCTTCTGCACATTCGATAGCAGTCTTGACCGCCATCTCGGCATGGTCTTCACAATCTAATGGTGCATTCCAAAATGCCATAATACAATCACCCATGTACTTATCAACTGTTCCACCATTCTCTAAAACAATCTTAGTCATACGATTTAGATAGTCATTGATAACTTCAACT